CACCAATACAAACAAGCCTTCGGTGCTTAATTAATAGGAGATATATAAAATGGCTGGTGTAATTACAACTGGTACTCACCCAAAGGCCCTATGGCCTGGTATTAAAGCATGGTGGGGTCAAACTTACGACGAACATCCTGAAGAGTACATCCACTTGTTCGACAAAGATACTTCACATCAAAACTACGAGGAAGACGTTCAGTTAACTGGATTCGGTCTTGCTCCTGTTAAGTCTGAAGGTCAAGGCGTTCAGTATGACTCAGAAGTTCAAGGTTTTGTAACTCGCTACACACACGTTGCATACGCTCTTGGTTACATCGTAACTAAAGAAGAGTTGGATGACAATTTGTATGAGCAAGTTTCTAAGCGTCGTGCTGCTGCCCTCGCTATGTCTTTCCGTCAAACCAAAGAAAATATTGGTGCTAACGTTTACAACCGTGCGTTCAATGCTACCTATACAGGTGGTGATGCTCAACCTTTGTGCTCATTAGTTCACCCTAATACTTCTGGTGGTACATGGGCGAATACCCCTACTGTTTCTGTTGACTTGTCCGAAGCTTCTTTGGAAGATGCAACTGTAGCAATCATGGGTTTCCAAAACGACCGTGGTTTGTTGATTAACGTAATGCCACGTTCTTTGATTGTAGCTCGTCAAGAATGGTACAACGCTAACCGCATTCTGAAGTCTGTGTTCCAATCAGGTACTGCAAACAACGATATCAACGTTCTGAAGGCAACTAATGCCATTCCAGAAGGTATCGTTATGAACCATTACCTCACAAGCCCCCACGCTTGGTTCCTACGTACTAATATCCAGAACGGTATGAAGTACTATGAACGTGTTGGTATCATGTTCGATCAGGACAATGATTTTGACACAATGAATGCTAAGGCTAAAGGCTATGAGCGTTACAGCTTTGGTTGGTCTGACCCAAGAGCAGTCTACGGAGTGAATGGCCCGTGAGTCATTTAAATAAGCTATGATTTAAATATAGCTTGACAAATCCTTCTCTTTTTGTTATAATAAGGTTTTATAATAATTGGAGAAGGAAATGTCTAAAAAGTCAGGTAAAGAATTACATCCATTATTTAACACATGGTCTCATTATAAAAGACGTGGTATTCTGTGTGAAGCATGGGCAAAAGATTTTGTATTGTTTACTAGTGAAGTAGGCGAAAGAAAAGAAAATCATAGGTTACATTTAATTGTAAAAACTGAACCTCTTTCTATTTCAAATTTTCATTGGATGCCTATAAAGCAATCTATTAAAGATTATGAATCTAGAAACGCTTATATGCGTGAATATATGAAAAATAATCGAGATAAACAAAAAATACAAGACTTGAAAAAAAGATTTAATATTACTTTAGAACAATATCGTGAAATGCAAAAACAACAAAATAATGTTTGTGCTATTTGCGGTAGTCCAGAGATAGATATTGATAATCGTACACAAAAAGTACGAGACCTTGCTGTAGACCATTGCCATACTACTCATAAGGTACGAGGTTTGCTTTGCAGGGGGTGTAATCAAGGTTTAGGTAACTTTAAAGATAATACACAGTTTTTACACAATGCAATTAACTACTTGACAGATAGACAATAAACTGTTATAATAAGGAAATAATATGGACTATCCAATTATTAAAGAGCCTACAGGCGGTATCGCTAAAGAGAAGAAAAGCAATATGGCTTCTCCAAAAGCAAAGATGCCTAACGGTCTCGGCAACACCCAAGCAGTAGAAAACAAAGAAGGACAAGAGTCAGGTTTCAAGAAAAAGCGTTTACACGCTGTTGAAAAGCTGTCTTTTCCTAAGTAATACTTTTATAATCCTAAACGTCAATTATGACGTGAACCCATCACTTTTAGGAGATTCAAATGGGCACACCAACAAGATTTACATACGGTATCGCCACCGTTGCAAAAGGCAAACCATTAAGCAGCTACCCACTTCCAGACCCATTTAACAGCACTAGCGATACTGGTTATGGCGTAAGTACTTATTCTAACGACTTCCAATCATCTGTTGCTGAATATGCTGTTTCAGGAACAAGTTCAACTTTTGCTTTGACTTCTGGTCTAGGCGGTCAAGCTCTTGTTACCCCAGGCGGTGCTACAACTGCTACTGCTGTTTTCAAAACAGGTACTTCAGTAGGCTTTGTAGCTGGTCAAAAACTTTGGTATACAACACGTCTTCAAGTCAGTGCAACTACTGGTACATTCCTTGCTGGTTTGGCAAGTTCAGGTACTTCAGCTACTGATGGCTTGTGGTTTGTTACTTCAGGTACTTCAGTTAACTTAGTATCACGTGTAGGTTCTACATCTACTACTTTGATTACTGGCGTAGCTACAGTAGCTGCTGCAACTTTTGTACAACTCGGTTTCCACTATAACAACACTGATTTAGAAGTGTTTGTAAACGGTAATTTAGTTTCTCGTGTAACTTCACCAACTATCGGTGCTTCTGGTACAACATTGACAAGTGCTTTATTGGCTCCTATCTTCTCAGATACACCAACAGCTACTGAAACAATGACCATTGACTACGTTCTAGCTGCTGAAGAAATTTCACGTTAATAGGGGGTTACAATGGCTAACTCACCAACTGTACAGACTCTAGTAGACGGACCACGTAACGTAGTGCTTAAATTAGATGGTCTTTTAGATACTTCTGATTTAGCATATACAGTTATTGTAGACCCTGCTACTTTGTCTGATTACAATATTAATGGCGTTAAGGCTACACTACTCCGTATTAATAAAATCAACTTCGACGTTGAAGATGGTTTAGATGTGGAAATGTGGTGGGATGCAGGTACTCCTGTACGCTTTGCTGACTTTGTAGGCCGTGGTAAAGTAGATGCTTGGCGTTATGGTGGTATTGTAAACAACGCTACTAACCCAACAGGTAAGATTGCTATCTCTACCCAAGGTTGGACATCAGGTGCTATTCTATCTTACACTATTGTTCTTGAACTTGTTAAACAAGGTCCTGGAGTCTAATGAATACTAATCTTGACGTCAAGGAAATCCAACTAGTTGCTACCATCATTCGTGCTGATGGCACTAGGGAGGAACTTGGCGTTATAGATTATTATCATAAGAATCCAATCAAGAGACTTATCTGGAGAATTAAAAAATGGCTACACAGATGAAACATTGTTCTATCTGTAAAGCTATTAAACAAATAACAGCTTTTCATAAAGATAAATCTACATCGAGTGGTTTTAAAACTGCTTGTAAAGAATGTTCTAACATTAAAAGAAAACAACGATACAAAGATAATTCTTACGATACGGAGCATAGGAATTTGCCTGAAGTAAAAAAACAAGCAAAAGAATACGCAAAGGAATATAGATTTAAAAATAAAGAAAAGATAAAACAAACTATAACCGCTTGGTCTAAACTTAATAAACATAAAAGATTAGCTACTGTTCTTAAATATAAATACAATAAAATGAAAGCTACTGCTAGATGGGATTCTGAATTAACAGAACTTATAACAGAAGAAGCTGCTCATCTTGCTAAACTTAGAGAAAAAGTAACTGGATTTAAGTGGCATATTGACCACATAATTCCTTTACAAGGTAAAAATGTTTGTGGTTTACATGTTTGGAACAATCTTCAAGTTTTACCTGCAAAGGTAAATCAACAAAAAGGAAATAAATATGAGCACACTCCTAGTTAATACAGGTAGGGCTATTATTACCAACCGTTTAAATGGCGGTGGTACTACTCCTCAATATGTAGGCTGGGGAACAGGTGCAGGTACTACTGGTGCTACTGATACAACATTATTTACTGAAGTACTTCCACGAGTTAGTGGTACAGTATCTCAGGTAACAACATCTTCTACAAATGACACATTCCAAGTTGTTGCAACACAAACTGCAGGTACGAGTGAGACAATCACAAATGCTGGTTTATTTGATGCAGCTACTTCTGGTAACTTATTTGTTAAGGGTGACTTTACAGGCATTCCTTTGAATACAAGCGATTCAATTCAATTTACCTTCAAAGTACAGTTCAGTTAATGGGATTAAATGGTTCTAGTATAAATAGAGTTGCAGTTGATGCAAGCGATAACATTACGTTAACGCCTACATTGACTGTTACTTCTACGAGTACTAGTACCATCCTTAAAAAGATTTCAAGAGTATTAAGTGTTATTGTTACGTCTTTAGCGACGTTGGTTAAATTACCAAATAAGCTTTTAGCTGTAACAGTTAATAGTCTTGTCACAATAGGTAAAGCTATTAGTAAGTTAATGACTACTGTTGTAGAGCATACTATTGTAGTGCTCAGCGACATAGCTATGCACCTTATAGCACTGTCTAAAACAGTAGTAAGTACCGTTACTATAGGTAGAAGTATAAGTCGTACTATGACGGTTTTAGTGACTTCTACAGCTATTGTACTTAAATCTATTACAAAAGCGTTGACAGTTCTTTCTAGCAGTTTAGTAAGTATTGGTAGAAGCGTTGGTAAGTTTATTAAAGTAACAGTAACAAGTACAGCGACTTTAATCTACCATAACTTTATTTATAAGACTTTACAAGTTGTAGCAACGTCTACAGCCACAATAAACAAAGCTATAACTAAGTTATTAACCATAGTAGTCACCAATACAACAAGTCTTAAAAGGCTTATTGAAAAGCTTTTAAAAGTAAGTGTTACATCAATCCTACAGCTATTTCCAGCTATTATTCAAAAGTTCGGAGCTGTAGCAAAGTTTACCTTCATTGTTGGGCCTAAACAGCTTACAGCAGTTATAGTTAAAGACAGGGATATTTTAGTCACAAAGGCTACAAATACTTTGACTTTTGTTAAAAATCGTGTTATAATAGCTTTTAAAGGATATCGTGGCTGAGTCATTTTCTTACAAGATTACCACTGAGAGTGAACTATTCACTTTCGATTTTACGCAGGTTCTTGCTGCTAATGAGACTATTCTAACAGCAGTATGCACTGTTATAGTGATGAATGGTGTAGACCCTACTCCACAGAACATCCTACAGTCTACTGCTATTATTGTAAATAAGACTGCTTCTCAACGAGTAGTGGCAGGATTAGCTGAAGTAACTTACCGACTAGAGATGACGATTACGACTTCTCTAGGTAACACCTATGTTGGTGTTGGTGACTTAACTATCTACGATGCTTCTCAAGTATGAGTTATTTTCCCAGATATGACAGAGGTGATTGGGCAGTACTTTGCGATGCTTGTGGTCGTAAGTTAAAAGCTTCAGACCTTCGCCAAAGATGGGATGGTCTTAAAGTATGTCCTGAAGACTGGGAACCACGTCAGCCTCAAGACTTCGTTCGTGGCGTAGCAGACTACCAGGCCCCTCCTTGGACAAGACCAGAACCACAAGACCAATTCATCACCGTATATAGTACTAATAGATTAGTCGACGGTTTTGTTATAAACACTATTACAGTAGGATAATTAAATGCCGATTCCATTATTTACTAACAATGCTGCTACAGCTCTTGCCGTAGCTGTTACGCCTACTGATACCGTATTCCAAGTAGTTGCTGGTACAGGTGAGCAGTTCCCGTCTCCTACAGGCGGTAACTACTTTATGATGACGATGGTACAGATTAATAATCCTGAAGTATCAGAGATTGTTAAATGTATCGGGCGTACAGGTGACTTCCTTACCGTAGAACGGGGACAAGAGGGCACTGCTCCACAAATCTTCAATATCAGCGACAACGCACAACTTCGTATCACAGCCCAGAGCTTAAACTTGTTTGCTCAAGGTGGTAGCGGAGGTGGTTCAGGAGCTGCTACTAATCAAGCTGAATTTACAGCTACTCAAGGTCAAACAGTATTTACATTACCTTTTTCATACATTCCTGATGACTTTAATCTTGCAGTGTTTGTCAACGGTAGTAAACAGATTGTTGACGTAAACTACTCAGAATCTTCTAGCACTACTGTTTCATTCATTACTGGTCTTAACGTTGGTGATTTAGTTGAAGTTATTTATAACCTTCCTATTGCTGCAGGCCAAGTAGATGCAAGCAATATCTCTTATGATGAAGGGGGTATTGGTGCTGTAGAATCTACTGTACAAAAGAAACTTCAAGAATGGGTGTCTGTAAAAGACTTTGGAGCAAAAGGTGACGGTTCTACTGATGATACTGCTGCTATTCAAGAAGCATTGACACAATCTGCAAATAAATGTTTATATTTTCCTGACGGGACTTATAAAATAAGTAGTACCTTGACAGCACCTGCTTTTATTACAATATTAGGGGCAAGTGAATATGGGTCTATTATTAATGGTGCTGCATTATCGACTAATCAAGCTATTTTAAGTATTACTGGAAGTCAGTACAATATATCTAATTTAAAATTTGTAGGTAGCGGTACTCAATTAGGCATTTCTGCGTACAATGGATATTTCAATACATACACAAATTTATATTTTACAAATTTAAAAACTGGACTAGCTTTAGATGAGTCAGGAGCTTGTCGTATTTTTAACTGTAACTTTGCAAGCAACACTACTGGAATTTTATGTCAAGGTGGTAGTGCTTATGTCATAGACCAGTGTAATTTTGACACAGCTACAGTTACTGGTGTTAAATCTGTAAAATCACCAACAACAACTTTTTCTACAGGAATTTCTGTTGTTAATTGTGTATCTTCTGCTGCTACAGGAATTAGTTGCGATGCTGACGGAACTCAAACAGCCTATTTTAATAATTGTTATTTTGAAGGTCAAGCAGTTGTTTCAGTTCCTTTTTCTATAGGGCAAACAGGTACAGGTCCTATTTTTAGAGTTACAGTATCTAATTGTATTATTGCAAATACAAACGATGCTACTTCTACTTTTGGTAATATTACAAATCTTGATGTTGCTAACAACGTATGGGGCCAAGCAATAGTAATTCAAAATACTGTTACTTATTTAAATCAAAGTGGTGATTGGTTTTTAAGCCCTGGTTATATTAGTAGTTCTGCTGCAAGACAAACTACAAATATTAATGGTGCTTTAAATACTTCAGTATTGACAACCAACTTTTTTGATAATAATTTAGGAGGCAGTTACGCTTCTTTAACAAATAGTTCTGGTGCTGGTGTTCAAATTAAAGCGGACAGATTTATTCCATCCTTAGATAATTCTTTAACTTTAGGAGATAACGTACATAGATGGACTAATGTATGGGCAGTAAACGGAACTATTCAAACTTCTGATGCAAATGAAAAACAACAAATTGCTGATTTAACATTAGCTGAACAAGCTGTAGCTAGAGAATTAAAAGGTTTAGTTAAAACTTTTAAATTTAATGATGCTGTTGTTTCTAAAAATGAAAATGCCAGAATTCATTGTGGTGTAATTGCTCAAGATGTTGCACAAGCATTTATTAATAATAATCTTAATCCTGATAAATATGGTGTATTTTGTTCGGATACTTGGTATGAAGTAGACGGAAAATCAGAAAATTCTGAAGGAATTAAATATACAGAATTAACGCCAAATTCAATAAAAATTACTAAATTAGGTATTAGATACGAAGAATTATTTGCTTTTGTAATTGCAAGTCTATAAGGATATTGAATGCCTAATATGTTATTCGCAAATAACTGTAATACTACTTTAGCTAGTAGTCTTACTAACGTAGCTACAATTTTGTCGGTTACGTCTGCGACAGGCTTTCCTGCTCCTACGGGCTCACAATACTTTTATTGCACATTAGCTGATGCAGCTACTCAGCTTGTTATCGAGATTGTTAAAGTAACTAATGTAACAGGAACAACATTTACTATTGTTCGTGGACAAGATGGTACTACAGGTACTGCATTTAATGCTGGTGATGTAGTATCTCTTCGTTTAGTTCGTGCAAGTCTTAATGACTTCCCTAAGTTAGATGAAACCAATACTTATACAGGCTCACAAGTATTAGCTGCTTCTACTTCATCTTTAGTACCTTTAAATATTCCAGTAGGTACAACTCCTACAAGTGCAGCTACAGGTTCTATTTGGTCTGAGACTGAAGGTCTTTATTACCACAACAGTACTTACATCACTGAGTTAGATATTGGTGATAATACTGCTGGTGTACTTACGCAGCCTACTATTACTGTCACAGGAAGCGGAGCAACGATTAATGCTTCTTCTGTAGAAGCAGTATTGTATTCACAAGTTGGTTGGGTTGGTGACTTAAAGAAATATATAGTCCCAGCAGCTACAGGGTTATCCCTTACAGACCAATCCGCTAACTATTTAATTGTTAGTTATAACTCTGGTAGCCCTGTTTATTCCATTACTACTAACGTAGCTACCATTGACAACTCTAGTGTTGTTGGGGCTGCGTTGCTGTGGCGTAACGGTACTCAAGTTCATTATCAGCCTATTGATTGGGGACGTTCTTGTGCAAGTCGTCTTAATCGTCGTTTAGTACAAACTAATCGTTACCAATGGGCTTCAGGATTAGCTCTAGGAGAATCCACAGGAAACGTTATTACGTTAACTGCTGGTGTAATTTGGTACGGTGTAACTCAATATAGCGAAGCATCCGTAACATCAGCTTCTTCTAATGCTGACTTTTATTACCATGTATCAGGTGTTTGGACTACAACTACAGCATCTACATACAACAATACTCAGTATGATGATGGCACAAACCTTCAAACATTAGGGCCTGGTAAGTATGCAGTAAACTGGGTTTACCGTTATTTAGATGGTTCAGGATTACCTAAGTTAGCTTATATATTAGGAAGTGGTAATTATTCACAGGCTCAAGCTATAGCCTCTGCACCTCCATCACCTCCTCCTATTTTGTCTACAATGGCAATACTAGTAGGTCGTATTATTGTTGTTAAAAACGGAGCAACGGCTACTGAGATTGATTCTGCATTTACACAAGTATTTTCTAGCAGTTCAGTATTAAACCATAATGACTTGTCAGGTCTTCAAGGCGGTAACGGGACTACTGAAGAATATCATTTAACTTCTGCTGAATACACAGGAACAGGTACTGGTAACTTTGTAAGAACAACAAGTCCTACATTAGTTACACCTTTATTAGGAACTCCTACAAGCGGTACATTAACTAATTGTACTGGATTACCTTTATCTACAGGCGTTACTGGAACACTAAGTGCTTCTTTAGGGGGAACAGGAGAAGCTGGTACGTTGACTGGTATTCTTTATGGTAACGGAGCTTCTGCACAAACTGTAGCTACTACAGCACAGGCATTGTCTTTAATCGGTACATTGCCGATAGCTAATGGTGGAACAGGATTAACTAGTTTCACTGCTGGTCAAATTCATTATGGTTCTTTTAGCACTAGTTCTAATCTTTATTTTGATGGTACTAATTTATTAGTAGGTTCTAATACTTCTGCTTATGGTACACTTAATGTACAAAGAAATACAAGTACTCCTTATGCAAGTTTAACAATTACAGATAATGCAACGCCTGCTAATCCTGTAGGAATATATTTAAGAGCAACAGGAACTGCTTGTGGAATATCTACAGCAGGTGCTCCTATTGCTTTGTCTGTAAGCCCTAACTTAGGTAACATTGGACTTCAAGTAAACGCTTCTGGCGGTGTTTCCATTGGTAACACTACAGACCCAGGAGCAACCAACTTATCTGTAACTGGTAGTATTGTTTCTGGAAGCACTGTTAAAACAGCAGGATATACAGTAGCTACTTTACCCACAGGAGTAACTGGGGCAAGAACGTATGTAACTAATGCTCTTGCCCCTGTGTTTGGCGCTACTGTAGTAGGAGGAGGCGCAGTAATAATTCCAGTATTTTATAACGGAACCAACTGGATTGTTGGTTAATTAAAGGTACCATAAATGACAACATTAATTCCTCAATATGACCAAGGCTTTTCTGGTGCTGTAAACAGGCCAATTAATCAAAAACTTCAAGAATACATTTCTGTTAAAGACTTCGGTGCTGTAGGGAATGGAATTGCTGACGACACTTCTGCTTTTACTTCTGCATGGTCAGCAGGGAATCCTCAAGCCATTCTAGTCCCTGCTGGTAGTTACAAAATCACAGGAACAGTGACAGGTAAATTTTATTCTTTTGGTACTGTGATAATAATCACAGGCACTGTAACTTCAATTATTAACTTAGTACCTTAACTCCTTAAGAATAACATCATGTCAGACCAACTAGAGACCCGTGTAGTACGCCTTGAAGTCACCCAAGCTAATCACGCTGAAGACATCAAAGAACTTCGTGAAACAACTATTGACTTGAGTACTACTATGCACTCCATAGAAAAGAACTTAGCTCAGATTAAGTATATCGCTGTTGGTGCTCTAGTTGTCATTGTGGCACAATCCATTGGCATTGATAAAGCCATTAAAGTCCTTTTAGGAAGCTAATATGTTTTATGTCTACGAGCATGTACGAAACGATACCAATGAAATCTTTTATGTAGGTAAAGGAAAAGGTAGACGTGCAACTGCTGGATGGAGCAGAAACAAACATTGGATAAATATTGTAAACAAGGCTAATGGTTTTACAGTTAATTTTGTAGCTAAAGGTTTAGATGAAGAACTTGCTTTCCTTGCTGAGATTGAACGAATTGACCAGCTTAGGCGTTTAGGTGTAAAATTATGTAATATTGCACCTGGCGGTGAAGGAAATACTATGAAGGGTGAAGAGCATCCTTTATATGGTAAACATCATTCAGCAGAGACAAAAGCAAAGATAGGCAGAGCAGCTTCTAAGCGTATAGGCGATAAAAATGCTTTCTTTGGTAAAACACATACAGAAGAATCTAAAGCTAAAATGTCTGAAGCTCGTAAAGCAGCTACCACAGAGACAACAAGAAAATTAATATCTGAATCTGCTAAAACAAGAACAGGCAATAAAAATCCAATGTTCGGAAGAAAACACTCCGAAGAAACAAAAGCTAAAATACGTGAAAAACGTTTAGCCTATAATACTAGAATAAGGAATAACCATGAGTAGTACTTTTAGTGTGACGAGGGACCAAATTATAACGTTGGCGTGCAGGAAACTTGGAATTTTAGAATTGGGTTCTACTCCTGATTCAGAGACAGTAGCTAACGCTTCTTTAGCTTTGAATCTCTTTGTCAAGCAAATGCAGACTGAAGGTCTAAAGCTGTGGACAGTCAATCAATTAGTCCTTCCTTTAGTTAACGGACAGACTCAGTATTCTATTGGTCCTATCTCACAGAATCCTACAGTAGACTTAGATGCTGACAAGCCTTTAAAGGTTATTCAGGCTTGGTTACGTCAGACTACTGTAACACCTCCTATTGATACCCCTGTTCAGCTCCTTAGCCAACAAGAATATAAGACATTAGGTTCTAAGTTTAGCACTGGAGTAGCTAACTCTATTTACTATGAGATTCGTCAGAACACAGGTAACATGTATGTTTACTTGACTCCTGACTACAATGCTGCATACCAGTATGAACTTTACTTCATGGCTCAACAGCCTATTCAAGACGTAAACTACGGTTCTTCAGTGCCTAACTTCCCTGTAGAGTGGATGAATACTTTAGTATGGAACTTAGCTGACCAGCTCGCTATTGAGTATTCTGTACCAGCTAATCATCGTCAAGAGATTGCTCAAAGAGCACAGATGTATCGTGAACAGCTTACAGACTATGATGTAGAATCAGTATCAACATTCTTTCAAGCTGACCTTCGCATGGCTAATAATACTTTCGGACAACCTAACTAATATGCCAATAGACCGTATACCTCTGTCTCAACCTATTGAGACTCGAAATGGAACTTTAAATAAAGACTCCAAGTGTGTCAACGGCTATTTTGAAACTACAAATGGTAAGCGTGAGTTTGTCAAGAGAGCGGGGCTATCATCCATAACTACTACTCCTCCTTTGCCAGTAACGCAAGCACAGGGACTAACCTTGTTTAATGGTTTCCTTTTCGCTGCTTTAAACAACGTACTTTACAAGATTGACCCTACGACCTATGCAGTAACAACTATAGGGACTATGACGGGTACTATCGGAGGTGAAGTACAGGATTGTTATTTCAATACTACATTAAACAATACTTATTTGTTTGTTCAGAATCAAGTACATGGTTACACCTACAATCCTACGACTAATGTCTTTTCTCAAGTATTAGATGACAATATTGTTTTAGCGACTATCGTTACAGGTGGTACAGGCTATATTACTCCTGTAGTAACTTTCTCAGCTCCTTCAGGAGGCGGTACAACAGCTACAGGTACTGTACAAGCTACAGGAGGTGTATGTACAGGAATTACCATCACTAACGGTGGTACAGGGTACACAACTTCAGATACATTAGTAGTTACGATTACTGATGCTGGAGGTACTACAGCTACTTGGACAGCAAGTACTGCGGAAGGTACTGGAGCTACTTATACTACTAGCAGTAACTCTTATAAAGTATTAGCAGCAGGTACTACAGGTATTGTAGCTCCTACTATTAATGGTTCTGATGTAGCTCCTGGCTGGACAACAGGATGGAATATCCTTAGAGGTCAAGAGTTTGTCAATTCTTTAGGTTATTTATACGTATGCACAGCATCAGGCACTACAGGAGCTTCTGAGCCTACCTTTACTTCTGGTTCTGCTTCAGATGGCACAGCTACAGTATTGTTTGTTAGTCTTACAGGCACAGGCGGTGTAGGCTTAGATGGTACTGCTATTATCCAATGGACAGGTGCTTTTACGCCTACAGCAGGTACTGGAGCTACGGCGATTGCTGAGCTTAATGGCTTTCCTACAGGTCAGTTAGTCCCTGGAGCACCTTATCTGGATACTTATACAGTCATTGGTAGCCCTAATGGACAGATATATACTTCTAATCCTAACGACCCTACTTCATGGAATGCTTTAAACTACATTACTGCAGAGTCAGACCCTGACACTCAAGTAGGTCTTTGTAAGCATTTAAACTACATTTTAAGCTTTGGAACAAACTCTATTGAGTTCTTCTACGATGCTGGTAACTATCCAGGCTCTCCTTTGTCTGTGGCTTCTTCTTACAAGATTGAGCTAGGCTGTGCTAATGGTGACTCTATCTCAGCCTTTGAAAACGTAGTCTTATTTGTAGGAACTTCTAAAGACTTAGGGCCTTCAGTCTACGCTCTTTCAGGAACTGCTCCTTCTAAAGCTTCTACTCCTTATATTGACCGTATTCTGCAAAACAGCACTTTAACGGATATTAGGTCTTTTTCTATGCGTGTTGAGGGACATACCTTTTATGTCTTGACTTTACACGATATTAATGTTACAATAGTATACGATGTAAATGAGAAAGTCTGGACTCAATGGACTTCATGGGCAGTTGGTGATGAAGATTCAGGTATTCCTGGTATCTATGCTGAACAGTATTTCCGTCCTAGTTTCTTTGCAGGTAATGGAGAAACCTATTATTTATTGAATGATGATGATGGTACATTATACACATTATCCTCAGATTACTACAATGATGCAGGTGCTCCGATATATTACCGTAGTGTAACAGACTTATTAGATAGCGGAACAACTAAGCGTAAGTTCTACCAGCGTGTTGAAATTGTAGGCGATAAAGTAGGAGCTACAATGAACATTAGACATACTGATGATGACTACCAATCATGGTCTCCTTATCGTACAGTAAACTTAAATGCTTCTCGTTCCCAGATTTATCAAACAGGGCAAGCACGTCGTAGAGCATGGGAATTCCTTTGCACAGATAATGCCCCAATAAGATTATTAGCTGCTGAAGTAGATTTTAGTATCGGTGAATTAGAACAAGACGGGCCACAACAGATACAATATAGGACATAATAATGATTACCTACAGGGTAGAGAAATATTCAGAAGCTTTGAATGACTTAATTAAAATCTACCCTGAGCATTATGATGAACTAGAAGATGGCTTTAAAGGTGGCTACGAGCTAGAACCTAATTGGGAAAGTTACTACGGATTAGAACAATCAGGCATGTTGCAAGTTATAACATGTCGTGAAGACGAAGAGTTAATTGGGTACATGATGTTTATTGTCTGTTCTCCATTACACGTTAAGTCTTGCTTAACAGCACTAGAAGATATTTACTATCTTCGTAAAACACACAGAAAAGGTAGGACAGGTATCAAGATGTTTCAGTTTGCTGAAGAACATCTCAAGAACCTCAATGTTAATAGGATAATGTGTAGCACTAAAGTTCACTTAGATAACTCAAGGTTATTAGAATACTTAGGTTATACATTCATGGAAAAACTGTATAGTAAATTTATTTAAGGAATCATCATGGGTAGCGTAGTCAGTTCAATAGGTAACGCAGTAGGGAGTATCTTCGGAGGTGGTAATACTCAAGGAGCAAGTGCACCTCAAGCTGCTCCTTTAAGTACTTATGACCCTTATTCACAATATCGTGCTCAAGCTGCAGGACAGTTAAACACGTTAGTAAATAACCCTGCTTCAGCGTTGTCTTCTCCTGGTTATCAACAAACCTTACAACAAGGTACTCGAACAGCACAAGCTGCAGGAGCTGCTACAGGGACGCTACAATCAGGCGGTCAAGCTGCTGCTTTGCAGTCTCTTGGGCAATCTAACTTTAGTAATTATTATAATACTATGTTTAATCAGTTAGCTACTTTATCAGGTGCTGCCCAGTCTCCTGCCTCTGCTGCACAAGCTCAAAGCTCTGCTGCTCTTGGTTCTGCTTCGTTACAAAATCAAATCAATGCTCAAGGTGCTTCTAACGTTCTTGGTCTTACCTCTACTGCTGCTGGTTTGTACGGTAACGTTACTTCTGCAAATGCTTTGAATAACTTAGCTACTACTCTTGGTGGTTCTGGAGGCGGTGCTTCTTCTTCTATCTTTGATACTGGTGCTAATAGCTGGGCAGGTGCTGATATGACCAGTACTGCTAGTGCTGCTGGTGAAGACTTCTTTGCTCAGGCTGCTCCAGCAGCTTTAGCAGTTCTTTAAGGATAATATGCCATTATATAACTTAGCTGATATTGTCAGCACAGGCTATCAAACAGGTAAGCAGATTGGTCAAGACATTACTGCTGGTAATGTTTTAGAAGCTGCTTACAAAGGTGTAGACACTCAAGACCCACAAGCTGCTCAACAAGTAGCACAAAGAGCTTCACAGTTAGCTGGTATGACTGGCAATGCTTCTTTAGCACATTCTTTTCAAAAACAAGCCACAGAGTTTGGTAAAGATGCTGCTGAAACAAAATTAAAACAAGTAGAAACTCAAATTAAACAATTTGATATTGGTGCTCGTCTTGCCTCAGGAGCTACTGATAAAAAAGGTTTATATGATGCTATTTCTACTTCAGGAGTAGATACCAATACTGCTATGATTTTAAGAGCAAACGTAGATAAGCTCCCTGATACTCCTGAAGGTATAGCTCAAGGTAAAAAATATCTTGGAGACTTAGCTACTAGTGAATCTGAAAAAAATAAATCTATATTAGCAGTAATGAATGCTCAGATTAAACAACAGCATGAAGATTCTTTAGAAAATCATTGGTTAGCTTTAGAACGTAATTCTGCACAAAACCAAGCTGGTAAAGAAACAGCACAAGAAAAACAAGCAGATAAACGTGAGGCGCAGTACAATACTCAAATAGCAACTCTGCAACGTGGCTTTGATACTGCCCGTACAAAAATATCTGTAGACCCTTTTATGAAGCCTAAAGATAAAGCTAAAGCTCTTGAAGATATAGATACTCAAGAAGCAACACGTACCGCAGCTTTAGAAGAACGTTTTCATCCTGCTGATAAAGAAGAAACTCCTGCTGCTAAACCAACAGCAAAACCTGCTGCTAAAATTGAAACTAAATCTTCTGCTAAAAAAGATACCTTTACTAATAAAGAAGGTACAACATACAATAGACCTGCTGGTTGGTCTGATACTAAATGGCAACAATATCAGGATGCTAATAAATGAGTCCAGAAGAATGGGAAGCATCTCAATCTAAAAGTTCAAATGTTACTGTAGAAGCTGCTCCTGCAGAAACTAAAAAATCTTTGAGTCCTGAAGAGTGGGAAGCTTCTCAGGCTAAGCCAGATAAACTTGGTAGATATAAAGCCACGGAATCCGCTAAAGAAGAACCTGTATCTAGAGGAAAAGCTGCTTTAAAGGCAGGTATTGAAGCTATTCCAGGTGCTGCAGGAGGAGTAGCAGGGATGGCTGCAGGAGCTGAAGCAGGGGGTGCTTTAGGTCTTTTAGGAGGTCCTGCTGCTCCTGTTACAGTACCTGTAGGTGCTGCTTTAGGTGCTCTTGCAGGAGGCTTCGGAGGCTCTTACGTAGCTGATAAAGTTTATAATTTTGTCAAAGAAGCTGTCCCTGAAGCAATGCTTAAAGAAGTAGGCTTAGACCCCGAAACTCGTATTCGTGAAAATCAGCAACGTCCTCGTGCTTCTTTTGCTGGACAACTAGCACCTAACTTAGCATTTTTCCAGCCAGGTAAAGTTCCTGGAATTACTCGTACATTGATGGCAGGTGTCGGAGGGGGTATCGAAGCTGGGCAGGAATTAGCTACTGAAGGTAAAGTAGACCCTGCTAAGGTAGGAATGGCTGCCGCCTTCCAAGCTGCTGCTCCTAAAGCTACAGGTCTCACACGTGCTATTGAAAGTAAAGCAGCTAATCTTGCTGAAAGTATTAAAGCTAGGTCTCCTGAAAATATTGAACAAGCTTCTAAAACTCCTTTAGAGAAAGCTGTAGAACCTGCTAAAGAAGAAGCTATTGTAGGAACTGAAGCTGCAACAGCCCGTAAACAAGAACCTGTAGCTAAAGTTTCTGTTGAAGGTGCTCCTATAGTAAAAGAAGAAACTTTATCTCTTCCTAAAGTGAGCACTGAAGGTCCTATTATGAAAAGAGTTAATTCTCTTTCTGAAGGGCTTAATACATTAAAGAACAGAGAAACAGCAGACATTATTAAAGCTGGTGATGAGGCTCGTAAATTTTCTGATGAAGCCCGTTCAGAAGATATATATCATAACCAAGCTGAAGAAGCTGGAAGACCTTTAACAGATGAGCAACTCGCAATTAAAAAAGAACAAGTAGATCCTTTGGTTGAACGTGTAAGTAAACTTTATCGTGAAGTTAAAGCTGAACATGGCGAAGCTATGCCTGATACTATGGAAGGTATTGAAGGCCATAACATTAGACGTGCGGATAGAACTTGGAGGGACACTGTTAAGTCTTGGGGTGAAAATGTTTTAGGTCACACAAGCTTTGGGCGTAAAGCAGGCACTCAAAAAGAAAGAAGCATGTTAGCTCTTGAATATCCTGATGGTAGGAGACAAGTTGTTAACCGTGATGGTATGGCTTTACATAGCTATGCTGAAGGTACAAAACAAAAAGAACCTTTATTTAAAGGTAATCAAGAAAACAAACCTGACATTGGCAATGAAATTACTACCAAGGACGGACAAAAGGCTAAAGTAGTTCAAGCCACTACTGAAGAGATTGAAGCACAGACCCCTGTACGTTACAAGAAAGATGTTGTAGCAAACTATCTTATTGCTGAAGCTCAGCTTAAAAAATATCAACGTGAGTCTGCATTTTTAAAGGATACTTTAAATACTCTTAAGAATGAGGGATTTGCTGCAGATAAAGCAACGACTAAAGAGGCTCCTTCAGGGTTTGTTAGTGTAGAAGGCCATCCTAGTTTAGAAAAGGTTTGGGTTGATAAACGTTTTGCTGAAGCTTTTGAAGATGGTATCAGCAAAGGTTTAAAAGGTGCTTCATTGTTAGAGCAGTTCAATAGTGCTGCTGTTGGTACTTTATTTTGGAATCCTGTACCCCATTTATTCAATGCTCAAGACCACTGGTTTACCACTGTTGGTTGGGATTTTGTTAAACCTTGGCAATATAAAAGTATTGCAAAATCTATGTATCAAGCAATAAATGACGTAGCTAATGTGACTCCTGAATATATTCGTTATCTTGAAAGTGGGATGGGGTTACAGTATGGGAATGTACTAGCAAAAGATGCTGTTGAGCACATTGAAAAAACTCTTCCTAAAAAAGAGTTAGATAGTATAGCTAAAAAGATTGGGCTATCTCCTGTTAAATTAGTGGACGCTATTTATGATAAATCTAAACATGCTCTTTGGGGCGGGTCGGATATTTTTATGTTGTCTGCTTACAGGCACTTAGCTTCTAAGAAGGGCGTAGACATTCTTAATACAGCTTTAAAAAATTATGTAGAAACTCATAATCCAAATTATCAAGTCCCTACTCGTATTGGCTACGATGCGATGATGAAAATTCCTGGGATGCCTGAGGCAGTCTCTGCTGCTTTGTCTAGAGGTATGTCACAAGCCATGCAAAGCAGAGTTTTTAATACGTTCGGTAGGTATCACTACGGACAGTTTAAATCTATGGCTAGTAGCTTACATGATTTAGCTATTCAAAATGAAACATCAGTAACTAGCAGGGTAGACGCTGCTCAACATTTAGCTTTTATTGCTTTTAATATAGGAGTAGTATATCCTTATATATGGGATTCTGTTGCTAAGTTTGTAAGCGGGGACCCTGATGCTCAACAAAGAAGAGCAGGAGCAGCTACTATTCCTTACACAGCTTACCATGTATTACTAGGCGATAAAGATGTTTCTGCACTTTTAGCTGAAGCATATAATTTACCACCAGGTACTAAAACTATTGCTGAAAGTTTAATGAATCGTGATTTCTTTACTGGTCAGCATATATGGGAAAGTGGTCCTAACGGTTTTGATATAGGCGATACTGCTTTTGATACTTTAAAACAAGCTGAGAAATTAGTACCTCCTTTAAAAACTGCTGCAGATTTATTATCTGGTAAAAAAGAACTTCGTGAATCTGCTTCTGAGCAATTAGGAGCACAGCAAAATGTATCACAAAAAGAAGCACAATCTCAATACTTTTCAAAAAAGGATGCTTTAGCTGCTGCTAAAAGAAAAGCTAAAGACCCTTTATACAGGGCATTAAAAGGTTATTAAACAATGAAAATATTAATCATCGACCCTTCAGGATGTGGTTGTGGTCTTTCCTTTGCATTACGTAGCCAAGCGTGGGGACATGAAGTTCGTATCTTTATCAGACACAACAAAGATGGCTCACGCTCTGAAGTAGGAGATGGTGGACTTGTTAAGCGTGTAAGCAACTGGGAAGACAGTATGAACTGGGCAGACCTTGTGTTCTGTACAGATAATGTCTTTTACATTCATGGCTTAGAGCGTTACCGTGATAAAGGTTATCCTATCTTTGGGCCTTCCGTTGATACAAATCGTTGGGAACAAGAACGTGACCACGGTGAAAAGGTTCTTAATATGGCAGGGATTAAAACTATTCCTAGTCGTACCTTTGAAAAGTATGATGAAGCTATTGCTTACGTGAAAGAAAACCCACGTAGGTTTGTGTCTAAACCTATTGGTGATGGAGATAAAACTCTTTCTTATGTAGCGAAGTCTGCTGCAGATATGATTTACATGTTAAATCGTTGGAAGAAAAAGAATGCTCTTAAAGGTAAGTTTATCTTGCAAGAGTTCCGTCCAGGGATTGAGTTCGGTGTAGGTGGTTGGTTCGGTGCTTGTGGTTTTTCTAAGAACTTCTGTGAGTCTTGGGAACACAAGAAGCTCATGGACGGTGAGCTAGGTGTGACCACTGGAGAGATGGGCACGATTGTTCGTTACACCCAAGAGTCTAAACTAGCTGACGAAATGCTTAAACCCCTAGAGGATATGTTACATGGTCTCGGATATACTGGCTATATTGACGTTAACTGTATTGTTGATAAGTCTGGTCAAGCATGGCCTCTAGAGTTTACTATGCGTCCTGGTTGGCCTTTATTTAATATTCAGTTAAGCCTTCACAAAGGAGACCCTGCTCAGTGGATGTTAGATTTAATCAATGGTGAAGATACTCTCAAAGTCTCTAACAAGATTGCTGCTGGTGTTGTGATTGCTATTCCTGACTATCCTTATAGTCATGTTACTAAGAAGGAAAACTCTGGTTACCCTATCTGGGGTATTGACATGGACGATGCAGTTACTGACGTACATCTCTGTGAAGTACAGTGGGGCAAAGGTCCTGCAATGATTGATGGTAAGCTCAAAGAGAATGAACCTATGTTTGTTACTGCAGGTGACTATGTCTGTACTGTAGTAGGCTTAGGCGATACCATTGAAGATGCTCGTGATAAGGTCTATGGAACTATTAAGAAGAAGATTGAGATTCCTAACTCTATTGCTTACCGTACAGACATTGGCGAGAAAGTACAGAAGTGCCTAGATGACTTACAAGCTGCAGGATATGCACAAGGAGTAGAGAGTGGCTGTTAATCTACTACCTCCAATTCCTCAAGATAAGATTGAAGAAAATGTTCGTTGGAGAGAATGGTTTCGTAACTTAGGAACTTACATCTCTCAAGCACAGAATGGAAACATTGTTAACAGCATTGCTACTGGAGGCACAGGAGCTACTACTGCTGCAGGTGCTAGGAATAATCTTGGACTTGGTACAATGTCTACCCAGAATGAAACCAATGTAAATATTACAGGTGGTAATCTTTCAGGTGTAACTGTAACAGCGTCTTCTTTGACAGGTAATGTAGCATTGACTAACACTACAGCAACTACAGCTACTGCAGGTACGCATACGTTACCTTCTAGTCCTGTAGGTTTTGTTATTGTCAACATCAATGGTACTAACTTTAAACTTCCTTACTATAACCTATGAAAACTTCTGACGCAGGTATTGAACAGATTAAGCACTTTGAAGGCTTTCGTACAATGCCTTACAGAGACGTTGGAGGTAAGTGGACAGTAGGTTATGGTCATCTTATGGTCCCTGATGATGGCTGTATAGAAGGAAGTCCTATTACTATGGGACAAGCTACCTCACTTCTTCGTCGAGATGTAACTGCTGCAGAGACAGCAATCAATGCTGAGAATCTTAGTCTTACTCAGAATGAATTCGATGCTCTTGTATCCTTTACTTATAATCTAGGTACTGGAGCTTTTAAACGTTCTACTCTTCTCAAGTTTCTTAAACAAGGAAACAAAGAAGCTGCTTCTAAAGAGTTTCTTAAATGGGCGATGGTAGAAGGTAAATATAACGATGGTATTTTAAACCGCAGGATTGCTGAGCAAGACTGTTTTGTACATGCAAATTATAAAGGATAAGACATGCCCTTAATGAAATCTAAATCTAAAAAAGCTGTAAGCAAGAACATCAAGACTGAAATGAAAGCTGGTAAGCCCCAAAAGCAAGCTGTGGCTATTGCATTAGCTACTCAGCGTAAAGCTAAAGGTAAAAAGAAGTGAAAGAAAGACTTAAAGGTGCTTGGAAGTCGAGGACTATATGGTTCTCGTTTCTGATTGTCCTTTTAGGTGCTATCTCTGATAACTCTTCTTATATACAAGACCTTATCGACCCTAAAGTCTATAGCATATCAATGTTTATCATTGGTATTGTTTTAGCTTATTTACGAGCAACTACTACTAAATCATTGGATGAAAGATAATGCCTACACCTAATATCTATATGAAGTTTATTATTGCTGTAGGTTTATTAGTTCTTTCATTCATTGGTGGATTCTATGTAGAGCATTTACGGTATGCTAACTACAAAGAACAAGTAATAGCAGAAGCTAAAGTGCAAGAAGAGCACACTAAAGATTTAGTCAAACAACAACAACTAGTAACAGAAAAGGTAACCAATGATTACAAAAATCAGCTTAATCGTATTACTACTCTGTACAGTGGGTTGCACATCAATGGTAGCAGCTCCGTGCCCAGCCCCAGCGATGCCCTCGTCAGAGTTAATGGCTTCACCACAGACCCTGTATTTGCTTTACAGTGTGCCAATACCACTCAACAGCTCGTCTCACTCCAGTCTTTCGTTAAAGAGCAACTAGGTATTAAATAAGATTCCCGTTCGGTAAGTTTTTTGCTCATTTGGGCAATATTTTGACCATTTATTACCGTACAGTAATATTTTTTGTACACGTTACGTGAACATGTTTGATAATATGTAAAAAGACCCTGCACCAAGCAGGGCCATAAAGTACAACTACCGAGAAATCTTACAATACAGGTTCTGCAGGATAATTAGCAGGATGAGGAGGCTGTAGCTCTCTAAAAAAAGCTGTAGTCTGTAGCTCTAACAATTTATCATTAAGAGGCTGTACTATCTTAATCAAGTCTTGAACTAACAACATTTGTTGAATAGCATCTAAATCTTTTAAGCTAGTTCCTGATTCCTGACAACGACTAAACACAATAGGCATTAATTGGTCTGCTGTGTTTAATACTTCTTCAAGTCGTTTCAATCCTGCAAATACGTGGTCTAAATCAATCATTTCATTTCCTTTGTAATATCACTTAACTGGCTAGATAGTTCACTCATAAACTGAGCCAGTAAAGCTGCTTCTTTAAACTTACGTCCATTGGCAGCAATCAAATAGTCACTGCTGTACTTTTTAATAAGTAATAATGTATGTGCATAATCCATCTTAATGCCTCGTATTCTTTCTGTACTTTTCTACCATCATTGCATCTGCCATTGCATAACTAAAATGAGCAATGACTTCACAATACTCTTCTACATTTGTTTCTGGGACACCAGCAGCAGAGATTGCCCCTGAGAGAACCGAAGTAGCGAAAAAGTCTCGCAAACCAGGTATCTCATCTTTAATCGGAGGACCCATATCGTGTAGTGGTTTTTTAGTTGTCATCATCGTCCTTTAGTAGTTGTTCAAGTAAATCTGCTTTCTCTTCAATTATATCAGAGAACCTCTCACAGATATCCTCAGTAGTTAAACCAAGAATATCTGTTACATCCATTTCGTCTAGCTGTTTAAGACGATAAATTATATCAGTTAGAGTCAAGCTCATCAATCATCTTTCTAATATACCATTGTGCTTTTTTAAACTCTTGAGCTACTTCATCTTTAAGACCTGCTCTAGAAGTGTACTTAATGATGTTACCTTTTAAATAACCTTTAAACTCTTCAGGAGTAAGCTTAGCTTTGATGTAGTCAATAGTCTCAATACCGCCTTGAGTGTAATGATTAGGAGAGTTTACCATGTCTTTGCTAGAACCAGGAGGATAATAACTATCTGAAGGTCCTGCACCATAGTTAGTTTTCTTCAAGGCTTCACAGTCCACACAAAGAGCATGATAGTACCGATGATGTGTTACGCAATACATTATACAATCCTTTTTACTTGAACAGATGGCTTGAGAGATTTAGTGCCTTGTGACCAAGTTCCGCAATCTTTGCACTGATAACGCTGATATGTGCTAGTAGTAGTGACGGCCTGACCCCTCTTTTGAAGTTTATGCGAATCACAAGTCGGACACACATGTTCATCAGTGTAGAGGTTATAATTAGGGTGATGTTTAATCCAAGGTAAAATACGATGATAAACATTTTCAAGCAAAGTAACATCTTGCTTATTGTACTTCTCCATAATTTTCCAAGCACTCTCATCTCCTGCCATACATTTAGTCCATAGCTCCATACCAGCATGAGCTGTCTTCTTACCTAATCCTAACCGTTGAGCAACGTAGTCCAATTTGTTACTAGGAAAACGGAACTGGCTACGAGCAACACGCAAAAGGTCAATTTGTTTATAAGGTGATGGTGGAGTAAAATTATGTAGCAAGAATTCCTTGTTAAGAGTAGGAATATCAAACTTAGTACCATTATAATGAATGACGGCATCAGCATCATTGAGGAGGTCATAGATTCCTTTCAGCATCTTTTTAGGTTTAGAGTTATGAACAGAATCAAACATTGTTTCTTTTTCACCAATCCACTTAGCAGCCCAGCAAAGAATCTCTGAAGAATCAATGATGTGATTAGGTGAGATGTTCTGGTCCCATATCCCCCAAACGTAAGCTGTCATCGGTGACGTCTCTATATCTAACAGTAAAATTTTAATTTTATTACTCCTTATTTTTTCTCAAATATTTAATCAAAGATAAAAGTATTTCTTCTTTTTCTTCAACTTTACCTAGTGTTACATTACAAGGCTGGCACAAAATTCCTCTTACTTTTCCTGTTACATGGTTATGGTCTACTGGCATTTTACCATATCCTTTGCTTTCTTTCCTTCCGCAAACAGCACAACAATAACCTTGATTTTTAAAAAGTTCTTCATACTGTTTTGAAGTTATTCCATATTTTGCTTTTAAAGTAGCATTACGAATACTTTGTTTATTTTTATCTGGAAATTTACTTCTATATGCTGCTGATTTTGCGTTAGCTTTTTCACGCCAAACAGGGTCAGTTAATCTTTTATTTTTGTTTCTTTCCCTATGACAAACTTTACATTGTGTATGTACTCCATCTTTTTTAGTTTTATCTTTTGGATACTCTATTAAAGATTTTTGTTCATTACACTTTGTACAAATCTTCATTTCTTTTTACCTTTTTTAGGTACTGGGAAAGTATGAAAGTCTTCTTTGTCAGCATCTTGTTCAATCTTAGTAAGAATGCGGTTACGTAATGCTTTCATCTCATCAGTAGCATACTCATTGAGTTGAAACACTTGGCAAAAAGTATCCATAAGCTTCGAACAGTTTAATTCAATAGAATATTCAATAGCCATAATGTGATTGTGTTCTTCGTCCTCTGACAATAGCTCAGGATGGTCGTACATTCTCCATCGAAGATTGTTTACTTGGTCTTTGATAGCCCATACGTCCATGATTGCTGACTCTAAATCAAATCTATCTTTGCTCATTTGCTTTCCTCACTAGTTGTATAAAGTGTTCTAAGTCTACTATTGCTAAAGGTTTGCTTCTGTTTTGCTTTACTACTACTAACGGCTCACCGTTGCCATGAGTTGTTGCTTGCTCATAAAACTTATAGACTGCTATCTTTGCTAGGTTTTTGCATTCTATTCCGTACGAAAATGCTGAAAAACCAGCTTCAGATAATTGTACATCTTCGCCTTGTGCGCCCATCGAAGTACTTTTAACATCACGCTCCGTCAGGTGAGGAAAGTGTTTCAGGATTGAATCCCTCACTACTTGCTGCAACAGTCGGCCTTTTTGTTTTGCTGAACTTGTCTTCATGTAGCCACCCTATCGGCACTGGTTTAACAGGGATGTCAGGGTTACTAACACCTTCGAAAATATTCCAGAGATTTTCTTTTTTAGCAAAGTTAGTGAATAGACCGATTTCTCTACCGTGGGCTTCGATTTCGTAAGGCAGTTCGTAATAGTCCATTGCATCACTGTCGATGGGTTCACCTTGCCACTGCGTTTGCTCTTCATTTAAATCCCCGTCTGCATATTGTTTAATGTGTACAAATTCATGTGCTAATGTTTTTAAGATTTCTTTACCTGAGATATAAGGATGGAGTTCAATTAAGAATTCTCTTGCTGCTCCTTTGGTGTTCCTTTTTTCAACGTTAGTATATCCAAAAGCATCCAAATGCTTATTGAACTTAACAGTAACAACAATATGCCTGAGGAGCTGCTTAGGGAATAACTGCTCAGCATAGAATTGAGAAGCTCGTTGAACATATTCGTTAAACCTTTCGTCAGAATGTCCGTGGTTGTTTAGTAGTAATATCATAAATTTCCTTTAAAATACTTATTATAAAATTCAATAAGCTCTCCACTTTCTAAAGTAAAAGAATTATTACCAGTTCTTTTATCAGCAGTTAATCTCCATATTAAATCAAGGTCTTTAAAATAAATATCACAATGTTTAATATATTTTATTTCATCTATTTTATATTCATTACACGCAATAAAAAAAGACATTGCCATTGCCCAAAGCATAAATATTAAAATAAAACTAAAAAAGATAATTGCAAAATAATCAATAAAGTTCATTTAGTCCATCCTTGGAGGCTGCCAGATTTCTCCGACGGTTCTTCTAAGCCAAAGCAGTCTTGCGTTCTCAGTAACTCGTTCTTCTGAGCCACCGTAAGCTTCGACACAAGCAGTATACATTTCTGCTGCACTTGTACATCCGTTGAGGATTTTGTCAGCCTTAACAGGGCCGATGCCTTTGAGACCAATGATGTTATCAACTCTGTCACCTGTAAGTACCTGTCTATAAAAGTTGAGCAATGCTTCTTTTTCGTTTACTTCTGTCATTTCTTTCTTAACAAAGTTCCAATGCTTACCTTTAAGCTGTAAGAAATCTTTGTCAATACTAGCGATGATTGTTTCGTAATTGTTTTCTACATGAGCTATCGCAATCTCATCATCTGCTTCTTGCCCGATGGAGATTTTGAAGTCCCAAGCTGAGACAAGATAATCTCGAATGAGCTGGAGATGCTTAGGCTTAGGGGCACTGCGATTGCCTTTATATGGAGCAGTAATGGCGATTTCATTTCTAAAATTATCCTTGCCAGTTAAGTAGCCCTGGTAGGACTCAGCTTGCAAGTCCTCCCAGAGCATTGTCTCAATAAAAGTCGCACAACGAGAAAGCACAATCTTCTCATTCTCCTCTTCGGTAGAGAAGCCTATGCGATACCCAATAATGTCGCCATCTATTAAGACATGTGCCATTACAGTACGTCGTCCAGTTCTTCTACAGGAGTTGGGTTATATTCAACCAATTCCTGAATAGTAATACTTTGGATTTGAGCACCATAACCAGGCACGTTCTTGTACTTGTAAGCTTTCAACTTCACTGTAGCTTTAGTACCGTTACCAATCTTCTTAGTCTTGTCAAACTCAGTACCATCTTTGTTAAATACATTGAAGGCATACTGGCTCTTGCAAGTAATCAAATGACCTTCGTTAGGGCGTTTAACTTCATCCTTGCGAGGAGATAGATTGATTGCTTTCAATTCCTCTACAGCCTTTGCTGATAAGTTAGCTAAGTTCACTGTACATACTGGAGGTTTATCTGGAGCAAAACGACTCTTCATTGGGTCAAACAAGATAGGCCAATATAACTCTGCTGCTACTGTAATTGTACTCATAGTACCTTCCTTTAATTTGGTTAGTTGTTTACTACTTTACTATTATAACACATTTAATGACTACCTGCCCAGTTTTCTGCTACTCCATATTCAGCCCCGACTGGACAACGGAACTTCAATATCTCTCCTGCTTCTTTGGCTGATTCTACCACAAGCTTACCGACTGTGTCCCCATATTGCTCTGGAGTCTCAATCTGAACTTCGTCGTGAATCCATGCCACTAGCTTATAAGGTATCTTTTCTGCTGTCAAGTTCTTTTTGATTTGAACAAGCCACTGCTTAGCGATGATAGCCCCTGCACTTTGTAGTAACGTGTTGA